ACTGCCGTTCTTGGCGCAGTGCCGGGTGTGATGACAGCATATGAGGAACTTGCAGCGGGTCGTCCTGCAGGTGCTGCAGGTGCAGTTGTTGGCGCTGGTGCTCAGGCAGGATTGAGTGCACTTGGAACAAACCTTCTTATGAAGAGTTCTCCTTTAGGTAAAGCTGTAGGTTTAGGTTTGCTGGGAGTTGGTGCATTAATTCCTGAAGCTGCAGCTAAAGGTACTGAATACGTACAATCAGCTGTGCGTGGCGTCCCCATTACTAACGAACAAAGTTTTATAAACGAACTGCGGAAACGGGAAGCCCTGGGTGAGGTTGATGCAAATCTTCTTTATAAAATTAATAGGAATTTAAGTGATGAACAATTTAGAAATCTTGAACGTTCTTATCCATTAGTAAGCAAGTTCCGTAATGAAGAACTTGTGCGTAATCAGGCTCTGATGGCCTCTCGCGGTAATCAACTTGCACGCTTGAGCTTGCTTCAGACGGGTGGTGCTCTTGCAACAGGTGGTCAAGCTGAAACTGGTGCCACTGTTCGGACAATGATTCAGTCCAACCCTTACGCAGCTGCAACGGTGTTCTGATGACTTTTCCTCAGTTTAATTTTCCTTCTGCTGGTGGCGGTGGCTTTACCCAAGGCTTTACGGGTATCTCACCGGTTACTGCTGGTAAATACATGGAAGCATTGAAGCGTCCACAAACAAAAGAAGAAGTAAACGCCGCAATTGGGCGTGGTTTGATTCCTATTCTTAAACAGCAGGCTATCAACATGTCTCCTGAGGGCATGGAACGACAGCTCGAAATGGCTCGTAAGGATGCCTTCCAGAAGGGTAAAACAGGTTTAATGTTCTCTACCCTGGCTAATCTTCCTCAGACGATTGCCAACGCTGTAAGTCCTTACGGTGGTCCAGAGGGTGCTCGCATGGCCTATGAGGGCATGAGTCGTATTCCTGGAATCTACTCAGAGACTATGCGTACTTTCCCTCAAATTCAAGTTCCTGCAAGTAGCTATTCCCCAAATAGATACTTTTAGTTAGTTTAGACTTATGTTTGGATCTCCAATTTATTCATCTTCTGATTGGGGTGTAGCTGATTTTGATACCAGCGCTTGGGGATCTAACTACGACACAGGTAAGAAACCAAAATCAGGAGGTAAAAAACCAATGGCATTTGGATGGGACGATGCAATCTTAGGCGTTGGGATGCTCGCCCAAGGTGCCTTTGGTGCAATGGGTGCACAGAAACAAGCGAATACCCAAGCTGCAGTTGCTAACGCACAGATGGCCGCTCAGGCCGATGCTGTACGTAACTCTCGTGATATGGCTAAAGGCCAGATTGCGATGGGTATGTGGGGCAATCTGTTTAATACTACTACTGCTGCCGATCTTGACTTTGGTCGTCAGCTGGCAGCAAAACGAAAAGAATACAGCGAGTTCATTCCAAAAGGTTTTGGTTTAGATCGTGAACAAGCTCGCTGGCAAACTGATTTTGCTTTAAGTCCTGCTGCTCGTGAATTAGCTTCTAGGCAGAGGTTAGGTAGAGTGAAGGAAGCAATTGCTCCTGGCAGAGCACAAATGACGGGCATGTTTGGTCGAATTGCCCAAGCACCTACAGAATCATTCATGGTTTAAGTTATGGGCGGCGGTGGCGGTACTACAGTTCAATATCAAGCACCTCCAAAGGACGACACCTTTGAGAGGTTATTGCAATATCAACAAGCTTCTCAAGAAAAAGCAGAGGCACGCGTTGCTGCTGAACGTAGGGCAGAAGCAGATAGAGAAGCTGCTCGTAAGGCCGCTGGACAGGCTGGATACGGCGCACTCAGGTCTGGTATTACATCTCAGCTTCAACAGGGCCTAATTGGCTACGAAGATGCCTCTTCTCGTCTTCGGGATTACGCTCTGAAGTACGACATGACTCCTCCGGAGACGGACGTTGCGGAGTTGGGTCAGCTTTATCAACAAGAGATTCTCCCTGGTCGTCGTCAGACTGCCGTTGGTGCAGCATACGAAGAAATCCTGGGTCGTCAGGCGACAGAAGATGAACGTTCCAAGGCCATGGAGCGTTTTCAGCAAGGTTATTACTCTTCTAATCAAGAGCTTCGCGATTCTCTTTATAAGAGCGAAGAGTATCAAGATAAATACAATCAGAGCTATCTCGACAATTACTACGACACGAAGTTCGGTAAACAAACTGTTAACGAAGCCGGTAAGAAAACAGGCGTTCGTACCTTTAAATTTGATTCAAAATATCTGCCTACTTATCTAGGAACTGATCTGGCTGATCGTGCTCAGGTTCAGACTCCTGATTTCGGTGATCAGTTTGAAGGTTCTCCTGCAGAGCTGGAAGAACAGGTTCAGAATATGCGCGATACCAGGCAGTATTTATACAGTGCTGGTCTGACGAATCTTCAGGGTGAGATTGATAAAGAGACTCAAAAACTCAAGAATGAAGGCTTGAAAGAAGTTACGAAGATTCAACAGGAAGGCAATCTTTACAGTGGTTTACTGCAAGGCTTCTGGAGTTAACTTAAGTTTTGCATTGCTATAATTATTTTAAATTTCAAGTACTGAAATGACAAGCTCTTTACCCGAAGGTCAAGTAGGCACCGAAGGTGATTACTTTGATATCACCAAATTTGAAGAACTGCTGAATCGCCTGGAATCCTCCAAAGGCCGCCAGCAGCGCCAAAAATCCTTGGAAGGCCGTCGCGACATCTACGCGCAAGGTCTTGCCAGCATGATGTCCAACTTCTGATTTATAAACCGTGACTAGTTCTTTACCCGAAGGCCAAGTAGGCACCGAAGGTGATTATTTTGATATCACCAAATTCGAAGAGCTTCTGAATCGCCTTGAGTCCTCTAAAGGTCGTCAACAGCGCCAGAAGTCTCTGGAAGGCCGCCGTGACATTTACGCTCAGGGCCTGGCCACAATGATGAGCAACTTCTAATTTTTCTTGTAAGATTGGTGAGCCATGACCAGTAGTGTTCCTGCCGGACAAACAGACGTTGACGATTGGTTTGATTTAGACAAATATCGTCAAGCAGCTGGCGTGGCTTACGAATTTTCCAAGAAGAAAATGGAGACTGCTGGTGAGCAAGAACGTGAAACCATCGGAAAAGGAGCTGGAGAGCAACGAGCATCAGCAGCTCAGCAGCAGGAGTTCACAGAAAAAGACGAAGCACGAGATTACAAACAAGCCCAACGAGCTTATCGATATTGAGTTATTTGATACCTGGGTGGACAACTTAGATTCTTCTACCCAGGAATCATTTAATTCATTTGCTTCTCAGAATTACTCAGTCATTGAGGTTTATCTTTACTCTCGATTCCTTGGGTATCGAGGGAGTATTACTGCGTGTGATCTTTGGGTTAATTCCAATTACAAGAAACCTGATCACCGTAAAACACTCTTGTATCAGATCGATGAGATGCAAGAAGACATTCGCAAACTCCGTGACGCAATCGAAGACGGTGTTGTGAAGCGTGATGCTGGAGTTGCTCGTATTGCCTCCATGCAAAAAGAACTCCGTGGTGCAATTGCACAGGTAGAAGAATTCACTGGCATGAAAGATCGTAAGGGTCTTTTGATGGCTGGTGCTGACCGCGCCATTCGTGAGTTGATGTTTATCTTCAAGGATGATCCAATTGAGATCCCCCTGGAAGAAGCAACAATGAGTGTATGGTCTCGCATGCAATTGGAAGAATAATACGTTTTAGAATTGTTCTATAAATATCAATAGTCAAATGGGTGCGGGTAATCCACGCAAAGCTGTAAAACTTGCCGGTAAGGGTGTTCGTCCCGGTGATGCAGTCAGTAAGCGTAAGTTTGCAAAACAGGAAGAAACATCTCGTCCCCTCGGAGTGCCTGACATGGTTCAGCGTCAGGGGCAACAACCCGGTTACGGTCTTGTGTCTGATCCTGGAATGCTTGGCCGTGCTTCCCATGGTGCACCTGAGTTTGAACAACTCAAAGCTCGGATGCGTTCGATGGGTCAACTTCGTAACACTGGCGGTAGGATCTGATGGCTAAAGGAAAAATGCCACCCCAGCTTCTTGAGTACTTCAAGAAAAAAGAAGCCAAGAACGAGGATGGCTCTGAGATGAGCGACAAAGAGAAGCGTAAAGCCGCTTTAGATAAAGCTCGCAAGTATAAGGATCAAAAACGTAAATCTTCAAAGTAAGTTAGTATTCAATTGTTAACTGAATACTGATCGTGCCTTCTTATATTCACCTGGCCCACAGACGTAATGCTCGCGCTGCGTCCAAGAATTTCAAGGTTAAGGAGAATCCAAACGAGAAGCTACTCGAGAGGGCACGGGAAGACTTTGGTTATTTCTGTGATTACGTAGCTGATAAACCTCCGGCAGAACACCATAAAGCCTGGAACCGTCATTTTGTTACGGAAGAAGACAGCTCCTGCCTGTTGCGTATTGCAGGACCGAATGTCGATCTCCTGGCACCACGGGGCTCAGCTAAAAGCACGGTTCTCGGTTTGCTAACGGCATGGGCCATTGGCATTCATACCCAGGCAAAACGTCCATTACAGATTCTTTATCTGTCTTATACGGTTGACATTGCACGTTCTAAGTCCGCAACAATCAAACGTATTATTGAGAGCAAACGGTATCAAGAAGTTTTCCCTACCGTTCGCCTTTTGAAGAACGTAACCAGTAACGAGTACTGGTCAATTGATCATAAATTTGCAGGTATCGATACAACTGGTGAAGAACAATTTACCTTGTGTGCTGCAGGTCTCAAGGGTTCAGTGACATCAAAACGATCTCACCTTGTGATGATCGATGACGCAATCAAATCTGCTGCTGATATTTCCAACCCTGACATCCGTAAACAGATGCAGGAGAACTGGAACGCGGTTATCGCACCGACCATGTTCGAGGGTGGTAGAGCAATCTGTCTTGGTACTCGTTTTAGGCATGATGACATTCATGCGACAACGTTTAATGAGCAGAACAACTGGTCTCAGATTGTTCTCTCTGCCATTTACAACGATCCTGTTAGCGGTGACGAGAAGTCGTATTGGCCAGAGATGTGGTCACTTGATTATCTAAAGGAAAAGAAAAGACAGGCCCCAATTGCTTTTTCCTTCCAGTACATGAACAAGATCATTCGTCAGAATGAGCTGTCCTTGGCACCGGAATTATTGGTTAAAGCTGAGATTTCAACAGAGTTTGATGCTCTTGGAATTGGCGTTGACCTCTCAGCTGGCACCAAAGAAAAGAATGACTACACCGTAATGGTGTTAGGTGGAAGGATTGGAGATCGCATCCACATCATTGATTACAGGCGTCTCAGGGTGATGGGCAACCTCGAGAAGTTGGATGCAATGAAGGAACTACTTAATGATTGGTCTGTGATTGGTCGAGATGAAAGTGGAAATTACTTCCCAACTTATTCGACTTGTGATATCTGGTCAGAGGCCGTCCAGTACCAGGCATCCCTCGAAGCAGACTTCAAGAGGATTTGCCTGAATAACGAAGGTCTCTACAATTTGATCTGGCATCCTGTGAAGGGTTTCCGTGCAGACAAGTTGGCACGTTTCCGTGGAATTATGGGAATGTTTGAGGACAGAAAAATCATTTTCAATCGGTACCGGAACTTCACAAATCTCTTCGAGGAACTCACAAATTTCGGTGTAAGTAGCCATGATGATTGCGTCGATGCGTTGGTTTGGTTGGTAACCGGGTTGATGCGCAAAGGTAAATTACAGGTTGATTATTAGTCTTAGAATTAAAAAAACAATTTATTTAAGTTCGTGGGTCCGGAATATTTGGCAGTCATTGCAACTGCCATCGTTTCTGCATTTACAGGCGGAACATGGGTAGCCAATAAGATTCTGGACCGTCAACAAGAGCGTGTACAACAGGCTTTTGATTACATTGGTTCGCAGAAAAGAAGGATTGATCTCTTGGAAGACCAAGTAAACCGCATGCCAATTGAATACGTTTTAAAAGCAGATTTCCTCAGAGAAATCAAGGAAATGCACGATAACTTTAAGCAAATCAATAACAAGCTTGATAAGCTAATGGAAAAGCTTTTGTCGAAATGAATTACATTGTCGAAGTGCAGGAAGACGATAATGGCAATCCATTTATTACCTTACCAGATGAATTGGTGGATGAGATGGGGTGGCAAGAGGGGGATGTACTCGACTGGGACCTGAGGGGGAACGGGGTAGTTCTGACAAAGGTAAATGATTCAGCTGGATATGAAGTTTTAGAGGATTAAAATAAGAAGATTAGAAGTTAGAAGAATGTTCCATAGAGGTATTCGATACGCAGGCGAAGGTGCAGGTGTACCTGGCGCACCAGGCAACCTGATGGCTGGCGGTAATTTCATGGGTGGCCCTGGCAGCGCTATTAATCCTGAAGCTTTTAAGAAAGACGCACGCCAGCAAAAAATTTATAACAAAGGTCAAGGTACCGATAATCCAAATGAGCGAGAAATTTTTCTTCGGCGCACCGGTCCACAGCTTCCTTTAGCCCAGGGTTTCGGCAGTCTCCCTGGTGCGATCGGCAATATGGGTGGTATTCAAAACGCACAGTTTTACCTGGGTCCTCAATTGGGTCAGGTCCCGATTGGTCAAGTTCCTGCAGGTTTCCAGGGCGGATACGTTTCTTAAGATGAAAACTAAAAAGTTGGTCAAAAATGCTCTTAAACATCCAGAGCTTTATGGCCCAGCTGAACTAGCTTTTTTCCGCAAATGGCTTGATTCCAAGAAGCGAGCGAAGGCTGCTAAGATCAATAAAGATAAAAAGGAAAATAGTTAATGTCGGCGGACGCTAAATCTAGGCTTAAGGAAATCATTGATTCCTACCTCGATAAAGACGGTGGGTCGATGATTGACACCGGCATTGTCGCGTCTCATCTGGCACAGATGAAACTTTTTGGCGTGCGCCAGGGGGTTGAGTTTTTTCCTGCACAAGATAACTTTGGCAATCAGCGTAAAGATTTCGTTGACCGTGTAATTAAATACAATCAACTTGATACTCGATTCGATTCAATCTGGGATTACTTTCTGTGTGATGGACAAGGACTCTTTTACATCCGCCCAACTGATACTAATTACCGTCTTTATTACTTTCGTCGTCACGAGTATCGGACTTATTACAACGTCGATGGCGAGCTAGATGAAGTCGTAATCATCTACAGCTACAAGGTTCGTCGTGGTGCTGGATTTGAATCTGAGATTCAAACTACAAATTTGACTGGTGTCAATGGCATGGGTCAACAGGGCGCAAAACGATATATTCGTTTATCTATTAAACGTACAACAATTGAAGAAACTCATTCAGAAGGTGAGATTTCTTTTGAGCAACCTAATTATTCTGTTGGTGGTAAAACCAAGACATTCCGAAATACATTAGGTTTCATCCCTTGTGTTGAGATCTTCAATAACCCGAAGGGTTTTTCTACAGAGGGAACAGGTGAGTTCGATGCACTTGCGAATCACATCGTCACCCATGATGAGATGGTCCGCACCATGCGGAAGAACGTTACCTTCTTTGGTAACCCCACACTGCTGTCTTCTCGTCCTAAGACTGACCTGATTGAGTCTGGTGGCGACGCAACAGTTCAACGTCCTTCCATCGCTGCCAACTCTGGCTTTGCAGGCGCAGGTCCTTTAAGTCGGTCGATGTTTAAGGCTGATCCTGTCAGCCGTGGAGTCGATGGTCAGATTCGCGTTCCACGAGTTATTGCAAACCTGGAGCCGAATGATCGTGTTGGCTACATCGTTCCTGATGCGATCACTGGTGATCAGAATTCGTTCGCACGTCAGTACCGCGAAGAAATCCGCACGGCATTAGGTGGTGTGGATGAATTATCAATTTCCGCAGGTGTTACTGCAACTGAGTACAAATCTTTGTTCGGTCGTGTTTCTGCAACTGCCAAAAAGAAAGCAAATGCAATTTACACGTATGGCATCTGCAGGTGTATTGAACTAATAATTTTTCAAGAAGAAAGGCTTTTCCGTGAAACCCTGGCCGCAGCTGCTGGCCTTGAGAAGCCCATTACTCCTTCTGAGGGTGCATCACCAGAAGAAGTAAGTATGTATAACGATGCAATGTCCATGTTTGAAGATCAAGTCAAACAATTAATGATGGCTTGTCTTCGGACGCAACAAATACCTCCCGGTGTATTAGGCTTAATCCCAGATGGTGATATCACTATTCAATGGCGTTGGCTGGGACCCGTATACGAAGATTCAACGCAAGACATTCTTAACAACTCAATTGTTGTTAGAAACTTGCAGGAATTAGGTGTTGATAGCATTGAAGCACTGAAATACCTCTTCCCGTCTAAGACGGATGAGGAGCGGGCCGAGATGTTATCTGGGTTCCCGTTCAGGATGGTGAACGAATTGCAGGGTGCATACTCTTCATTCGCT